AAGTGTCAGATATTGCTCGCCCATCACTGTCCGCCCATCCCGTGATTCGGGTCCATCTCGTCGATCATCGGCATATCCTTGATCGCCTGCCGAAATTCCGAGCGCTCCTCTTTGGTCATGTTCTTCAGCATCCAGCGAAGAATCTTCAGCAACTGGATCGCGATACTGATCGCCGTCAGGTTCATTGCTTGTCCGGCCCGCCCGATACGCTCGCGTCTTTCGCAAACAGCCCCAGCAGGACCGTCAGGATGCCGCTGATGATCTTCCCCCAATCCTTCGGAATGCTGGTATATCCCTCGATAATCAGCACGCCGCCCGCGCTCGACCCCAACAGGGACGTCGCCCAATTCGTAAACCATCTTTTGATAAAGTCCGGCATATCTTCTCCTTTCAATTTGGTTCAACAGTAACCGGCGGATAACTCGGCTCCACAATTACAGGCGGCGGCTGCGTCACAATGATCGGCGGCGGCTGCTCAACAACCGTCGGAACGCTCGTCTGGTCATGGATGATCGACGGTTCCGTGATCGTCACCGCCCCCGCGTTCTGCGTCGCCGTGATGCTCAAATCCCCTGCGATCTGCGTCTTGTTTCCGTCTCCGGTTGTCGTGATAGTATTGGTGTTTCCGGTTTTGGGGATGACATCGGCCACCGCGCCGACCATCTTGTAAGCGCCCCACCACGGCAGGCCGACGGACAAAGCCGTCCCGACCAGATTGATCCACGGCTGCGCGTAGTCTCTTTGCTGATACTGGCTGAGGCTCTCCCCGCTGTTTCCGGCCGGAAGCTGAAACACACGGATCGCGGAGACGTTCTCAAGGACGATCGGCTTCGTCGGATCGCCGCTGACCATCTCAAAGACCGGCTGCGAGGAGGCCGCTTTCGACAGCGCGACTTTGGCCTCATAAAAAGCCTTCTCGCCGGCCAACTGGTTCGCCGTCGGGCCGCACCCCATGAGAGCAAGAGTCAAAATCAGTATGATCGAACATATCTTCTTCATTTCCTCCCCCTATCCGTTCCGGACCATCGAAACGATCTCCGGGCCCCTCGATTTTACTTGCCCGAACCACCGGGAATCCTTCATCGCATCCGCCGCCTTGTCCCAATCCTGGGCCTTGATTGCCGTGATCGTCCGCTTGAACTTGAGGGCCGTTGTCACCCCGACGTTGAAAACGAAGTCAATGAGTCCGAACCGTCGCGCCTCTGAGTAGGCATCAAAATCCGGAAAGATCGCCCGGCAATCCCGGATCGCCGCATCAACCGATATATTTAAGAGCCTGTCCGCCATGTCCTCCGTGATTGATCCTGTCACCCTCAGACACGCCGCGATGTCATCCGGCAGCCGATGGGCGTCTAAATTCCATCCATAGCCGATGGTCCGAGCGCCGCCGCTGCAAAAGTAGGGTTCGAGCCTCAACCCCTCATGGCGCTTTATGAGATCCAACAGATTCATCCGACCCACTTCATCCCCAGGGCCGCCAATGCCCCGCCGAGCGCACCCCCGGCAAAGGCCATTGATCGGTTCCACTTCCGCAAACAGCGAACTTCAACGATCAGCCGTTGCATTGTGTCGTATAGAATCCACTCCCGCCGCTCCGGGGTCAACTCCTGCCAGGTTGCCGCACTTACGATGAACCCAGTTTCCATTGTCAAACCCTCTTAGGCAGCGTTAGCCATCGCATCAAAAGTTTCGTAATAGACTATCGCCCGGACAACACCCCCGGTGAACGTATCGGCATTCGGCGTGATGGTGATCGTCACCACGTCCGTCGTGATTTCATAGGCCGGATGGATCGCGTTGAATTTCGTATTTTTCGCAAATGCCTGCCCCGAGCATATCGCCGTTGTGGGCGTGTTCACATAAGCCGCTGTCCATGAAACACCCGTTGCGGAGGTAATCGCCGTATCGACCCGGAGCTGGACTCCCAATATCCGTGCTCCAGCGGGAACGTTTACGGCAATACTCCCGGATGCCCCGGCGAGCGCGGCGCTGACAGCCTCCGCATATTTCCGGACGAATCCCCCGGTTGTCCCTTTGATGGTTATATCCGTCGTGGCGTCAAGCGTGCTGAAGGTTCCGGCCCCTGGAGTCGTGCCGCCTACCGTCGCCCCGTCGATACTTCCGCCGCTGACTACCGGTGAAGATAAAGTTTCAACGCCATTTACCCAGGTTCCCATTTGTTCTCTCCTTTATGTCCTCGCCGTCTCCGCGGTAATTAAAAGCTCAACGTGCATCCCCCGGACGTCCTCAACGTGCGTGATCCTGTAATTCTGGCCACCATGGACGACCCTCATGTCGGGCGTGACCCCCGCCGAATAGCGGATCAGGAACTTGATTGATTCGATATTTCCCTCCGCCGTCCTGTAAACATCCCGCCCGACTGCGGATGGGAGAATCTTCGTCGGACGGTTCGAGAGGAAATCCGACCACGTCCGCGTTGTTCCGTAAGCCGCCGTCGCGTCCGTCTGACTCTGGATTGTGATCTTATGCCGGAGTTCCCCCGCGTTGATCATATCGAACTCTCCAGAATGCGGAACGGATCGAGCAGGCCATCAATGAAGTCCCCTCATTTTGGAGTCACCATCGAACCCGTCAGAAACGCCTCGCGCTGTCCGTAGTATCCGGCGACCCTCATCTTGATCCACGTCTTGACTGGTTCCGGACAGACTGAATTGGCCCCGGCCTTGTAAGAAATTGTGATCGCGTCCGAGCGGTCAATCGCGTCCGTCGGCCATTCGTTGTCATTGCTCGGATAGACCCGTCCCGGCTCGGAATGATAATCAACCGTGATCGCACTCGCGGAGACGGTCGTGGTCAGCCCGGCGGTTGAATTGTAATAGGTGATTGTCAGGTCGGTCGCCGTCGTGGACAGCGGCGGACGAGGGAGATTGATAGCCCCCGTGGAATCATCCGGGAACGAATCCAGGATCATTTCATAGGTGTGATTGACGAAAGCCCGTTTACACTTCTCCTCGGCGCTCTCGCGGGCGCCGCTGATCATCGCATTGATCATGGCGTCCTCGGAAGTGTCGGACGAGGCAAGGCCGTGCCGAATCCATAACTTCGCTTCGGCCAATGTGACGGGTTCCGTCGATTCGGTGGCGGTAACTCTCCAGATCATAATCGCCCCCTATCTCAGAAATAATCCCACACAATTTCAAGGCCCCACGTCTTGTAGGACGAAGCGTCGTTCAGCCACGCGCACTTGAGCTTGTCGTTATGCTTCAAGTGGACCGGAACTTCCGGGCGGAAGATGTAATCGGTGACAGAGGTCATCAGTTGCGTGGCGATCACCGTGTTGAAAGGCGATGAAGTGGACCCGCTTGACATAATGCTCATCGTCAGGCTTTCCGCGCTTGTCGCCGCCGCGTTCAGATGGACGCGGGCCTCATAGACATTGAAATCAATGCCCAGAGACGAATTCAGCGTCACGCTGATCGCACCCGCGCCCGTTCTCTTTTCGTGCTGTTTGCTCATTTCCTTTTTCTCCCTGGCCGGACCGCCCTCCGCTCCGGCGGTTGCTCAACCGCTCTTTCAATCACGCGGCCATCAACCGGAACCGCGCTCCCCTCTGCCAAATGTCGCCCGCCCTCCATCTCTCCAACTTCGATCACATCACCCGCCGAAATCCTCCGGCCCGTTTCCTGATTCACCGCATCCCTCACAATTCGCAGCTTCATTTCTCACCCCCAGATTTTATTGACTTCCTTGACGGCCATCAGAGCGCCGACATATTGATTGATCTGGGTCTTGGAAAGCTCAAATTGCTGCTCCGCGTTGGCCTTCCGCTGCTCCATCGAGGAGACCATCTGCTGAATCTTTTTGTCCCACTTGCTCTTCTCAGTTTCCCCGAAGCCATACAGGAAACGGCATTTCAAAAGGTCCGCCTCATCCGGGATGTAAATCTTGATTCCCATCCCCTCGGCGATCCCGATGAAATACTCACAACTTGGCCTCTGGTGCATGTACTCAGTTCCCACAGCCATATCTACCCCGTAAATGCTGATCTCCTGAAATCCCTCATAGATCGCCAGTCCGATCATCCACGAAATTGTGTTCGTGAAATACTGCCTCGGGAATCTATCGAGAACCTCTTTCAGCGGGTAAGGCTTTGATCCGGGAATCTGAGGCCATGCCTTCTGCATGTAGACAGGACATTCCATCTTTGCGAGCCCGCCGACATAATCCCCGACCGGCTGCCCCCGGAAGTTTTCAGACCATTCATAGGTTCCTTTTTTCAGATCCGGGTTCATCCGCCGAAACCACCGCTTTTTGATTTCGTCGTATTTGAGCGAATGGATCTCGAACCATCGCGTCCAACGGGGGATGTGCAAGAAGAGGTTGTTTACTCCCCAAATTTCCCATGAATTGTCAGAGAACGGAGCTTGCGCCTTTGTTTCCGCGCAACCGACGATTGCGACCTTTTTACAGCCCGCCGGGATCGGAGTGGCCTTCCCCACTACCTGACCCGACGTATCTATCTGCCCTGTTGCCATTTGCCTTCCTCCTTGTTTGAATAAAAAAAGGGCGGCTGTGCAGGTGTGTGGCCCCACACGGCCGCCCTCTCCCTTTGCCGCCGACGATTGATCAGATCGCCGACGGACCCCAATTTTCACCCACGCGGTTTAGGTCGCGTGGAGCGTGCTCAACGACTGGAACTCCTTTGCCGGTGGTGCATAGGCCGAGGGTTCCCTGAGAACGATTGCGGCAATCGGCATCGCAGAACCCGCCGCCGCCGT